GTATCAGGTACATGGCTTTCAATCAGCGTATCCGAGCCTTCAGTGAATGTGTCTTGCGCGACGGTTGACATAATTATTCGCTAATGAAGAACCTTTCAAAATTAAAATTAGAATTCTTTTTCTTACCTACCTTTTCAACAATGGTCCGGACACTTTCTTTGTCCTTGACTGTAATGCCGACCTTCGTGCTGAACTTGATACGGGTCGCTTCGTCAACGCTAATTTCCTGGTCAAAGTTGTCGTTGTGAGGCACGATGGGATCCATCAGTGAATCCTGAAGAATGGCTTGGTGCTGAGACGGAGTACCCGTGATGCACACGATACAAACCGTATCAAGCGGCAGGCCAGTCGTAGAGTCGCTTGGAATGTCAACGACCATCCCGGTCTTTGGAAACTTAGCGGCATATGCCTTGACTTCAGTGTTTCCATCTTCATCTTGGCTTACGATAATAGGCGATACATAGTAGCGTTTCATCTGGACACCCTTTCAAATTGGCGATTAAAACGACCTCTATCTTCCATGCGTTTAAGTTTCTTTTCAAATGGATCACACGGCTTACCAATACATGTCGGGCAAATGGCTTTATTGCACAAGCAGCACCAGCCGCCACTTTCAGCGGCCGATGCCCTTGGCTTGACAAACACAATCCGATTGCAGTGGATACAAGTAAAGGTATCCGCCTCAACGAGCTTACTTGGGGAAGTAAGAACGGCGTAACCGCCCGGATTCCGCATTGTGCTTATTCCTCAATCAACATGGTTGAGTTCACGTTCACTGCTGCGGTAACAGCAATGCTACGCAAGCCGATACCATTATCAGAAGTGGCCGGGATAACCAATTCACTTCCAGGGGCCGCTACCCAGCGGAACGTCGCGCGCTGGTTCAGCGCAAGGTTCATCAATACCGCATCAGCGGTATAGGTCGGTTCAATGCTGTGGGCTTCGCCAGCTTCGCAAAGAGCAGCAGGGTCAGCAGGATCCAAAGCCAACGGCACAACCGCAGTGCTGGTACCGTCTACCGTGTAACGCTGGAGATGATACTCGGCGGCATTGTCAGCGGGTGTAGCATCTGATCCCAGCAGAAAATCATAAATCTTAACGCGCCGTGCTGTTCCCCCGGCATCCACCCCGAGAATGGTTGTGTTAGCTGTATTCGTGTCTTGTCCGTCAATGGCGTATTTAGGCATGGCTTTTAAACTCCTTCTTTTTCTTTAGGTTTCTTATCACTGGTTAAAGGGTTCGTAAGGGAAAAGCGGGATTTCAAACGGTTGCGAATTTCTATATTTCTGTTTAACATCTCTTCCGCTTCTTCATCGTTCTTGATGTCAGGGTTTTCTTCCTTGATCAAGTCTAGCGGGTTTATCAAGCCGAGTTCAATCTTACGTTCCTTTAAGGTCAGTTCCTTTAAGGGATCATCTTTGAATTCGGGTTCCTTGTAGTCAATACTGACCTCGGCCTCTTCACTTATTTCCTTGTCCAGGTCGTAAAGATTATTAGCTACCCGCGCCCCGTCAAACAGTTCTACTTCTGCTTTACGATGCGTAGGTATTTGTTCCTTACGAATTTCAAGCAGCCGCTCTTTAGCAATCATACGGGCAAAACCGCTGGTCTCGGTGGCGGTCAACTTAAAGTTCTCGGCGCTGACCCCGTAATTGCTGGCTACCATAAATAAGTGAGACTGAATGCGTTCGTCTAATTCCTTCAAGGAAGACTGCCAATCCAGCACGTTAAACTCACTGTCGCTCTTCATAATATGCAAGGGCGATTTGATTTGGCGATTCTTAAATTCCTTGCCATCATCAAAATTACCCTTAACCGCAAGCTGCTTAAACTGCATAGGGAACATGAAATACAGAAATGTATTCTTCATGGCGATACACTTGGTTGCTTCTACCAAGTCGTTGCCCTGATTCATTTCCCAGAAACATTTGTCCCTGATGCCGTTGTGCATGGCAATGAAGGGATAGAATGCCTCGTTATCCATATTCTGCTCCCAATAGGGATTCAGCATGTCAGGATTGTCAGGGGCCGGGGCACGCATCTTAAAATCTTCATCCAGAATAAAATGCCGGCCTGGGGACCAAAATATCCAGCGGTGCCGCATCTGCCCTGCTTGGTCGCGCCAACTGTCTTCAATGATAATGGCGTCCAGCATGTAGGGACTTAACGGGTTTTGAATAACCGTACACATATCTGGAGTAAGAAGCGTTAAATCCAACTCCCCGGCAGCGGCCTCTACCTTTAAGATCAGGTCATTCAGGCCATTCAACAATTCGTTATACTTCTGCATGCGGCTGTTCAGGTTCAGCCCCTCTTCACCAATCATTTCCTCGTATTGCTTTTGACTGGAAGCGGGTTTAACAGTACGCTCATGCTCATCTTTATACAGAGTGCTGGTTTCGCGCACAATGCGCCGCATCAGGTTATTACTCACATCAATATAGGGCCGCATGTCTTCATAAGTTTCGCGGTCAAACATTAAAGCAATTTGGCTGTCAACAATGCCTTTAAGGTCGTCGTTCAATATCTTACTGCGTTCCAGGAATTTCTTTCTTCTGTCCAAGTCTCTCTGGACGGCTGCGCGTATCTCCAGCGGCGTGATTTGCAGAGCGGGTATAAACTCCCGCGACTTGGTGGCCTTAATCATTGTGCTTTCTCCATGGTCATGTATTCGTTCTTTGAAATAATCCCAGGATTATATTTCCACGGATACATGGGCACCAGCACCATATAACATTCAATTGATTGCAGGGGCTTGCTTAGGTTGGAGTCGAATACAAGTTCTCCATTAAAGCACACTACCGCATGATCCGTTCCTATTCTCGTTTTCCCTATCCCAATGGAGTAGCCCTTACTGTTCTTACCCTCTTCGGCCGACACCACAGAATAATCCCATCCCATTTCATTCAATACTTTTTCATACTGCTCCCAGAATTCTTCCACGGACAGGTCCGGGTCTACATAGGGAATGTCGTCGTAGCCCTTTTCCAATACTGCGGCCAAGCAGCAGCGTAAGCAGTCCTTACCCGTGGTACCGTAAACTGGAATCATTTCTTTATGAACCCCAAAATAAATCCTTTTAATACAGTTGCGGCCTTAACACACCTAAGCCAAGGATTATAATGACAGTGCCAGCCGTATCGTTTCATTTACTTTACATAACTCCTATTAACTGGGAATTCAATCTCGCACATGTAGCCAAAGCCATCAGACGGATGGGTTAGTTCCAGGTCCGTCTTATCAATGTCCATAGTGCCTTCTTTCCAAATCACATTCATAAAGTCCCGGATGAGTCGTTTGTTTTTTGGGTGGACGAAGGCATGTCGTTTTCCATCGTATGCTTTAAGCTTGCTGTTAACGGCATTGACTCTGTCCTTGACGGCGGGATTGGCTTCTCGCACTCTGACTTGGAATCCCGGCATGTTCTTAAAGATGTCGATGATAATTTGGTAGTCTGACTTGCTGGCCGCTGTGTGCCGGGCCTTACCTGCCGCATCTCCGTAGACAATAATTCCCGCACGGTGTTCCCGATATTTATTAAGGATGACGTGAGCCATTTCCACAGTATTACTATTGCGAATAGCAAACTCATCAAACACATGAATGTCAGTGTAAGGGTGAGGCTGACCATCTTTAAGCTTGTCGACACGATCAATGAAATGACTGGCACCAACACAAAAAGGATTAACATTAAAGTCCCAATGAAGGCGAATAGGCAGGCGTGGATTATAGTCCACAGGCAAGCCGAAAGGATCTTTGTCGCAAATGTTCCCATCCCCGAAACCATAGTACACCTGCCCCAGAAGGTCGAGGAAGCTGGCTTCATATTGCTCCAAGAACGTGCGTTCATCTAGGTCTTTCCTTGCCTGTTCAATTTCTTCTGGAGGAATGTACCCGCCATCAATGCTTTTAAAATGGTAGCGCGTCCATGGAGTTTTAGGGTCTTCCTTTTGCCGTCTGCCAATGTCGTCGTACAGTTCTTTAAGCTTGCGCTTAGTGCTGTCGGGGTTACCAATAAACCAGAACTTGCCTTGGGTGTCGGAGAGAGCGGGCCGCAGTACGGAGTCAAATACTCCAGGCTTCCATTGATCGTACTCATCCCCAACTCCACCAAGAAGCTTGATTCCAAACAAATGTTCACTCTTGTCCATACCAAACAGGCGAATCGTTTGCCCGTTGAGGAGAGTGATTTTAAGATCGCTTTCATTCGGTAAGCCACTGCGGTAATTAGGCGGTATGGTCTGCTTAAAAATATCCCATGCAATAAGTTTAGCCTGTTTATAGGTAGGCGCGAAGTAACCCCACACCCCTCCTGGAGAAGAGGGTCGGTACTGCCATGCGTCATGAAAGATTTTCCCGGCAAAGGTAGTGGTCTTGCCCCAGCGCCGCCCTGTAACACAAACGCCGAATCGTTTTGGGTCACGGAATACCTTTCCTTGGTTACGTTTTAGCCGCAGGCTCATTGTCGCCTTCTATAATAACTTGAAAAGGCGGCAGTGATTCTGGATCAACTTGGTTGCCCTTGCCGCCTATGCTGGCGACCGACACAATGCGGTCTAACGCTGCTAGGTATTTATAATTACTGGTGCGGAAGAACTGTTTAAATACCTTTATTTCTGCTGGGCCAAAACATTCCATCATCGCATTAATAAAGGCAGTACGCTTATTCACACTACCCTTGGGTCGGCCTGGATTGCCTTCCCTAAAACCGCCAGTCATGGGATCTTGCCATTCCTCATTGATAACTGTGTTGCAACTCTTGGGAATAGCTTTTTTCTTCCTGACAGTGTTCTTGGGTCTGATAGTTCTGCGAATCGGCTTCGTGATTTTCTTTATCTTAGGAATTTTCATACCTGCCCATAATAATAACTGAAATACTGAGTGAAATACTGCTGAAATACGTGAAAACCCTACATGATTCCCATATGACCCCTTACAAATCCGATTCACGAATAGATCTGTTTTAGGATGTAACATATGCCCCTCCAACGCTTTAAGGTCCAAAAATCACCAAAGACAAACGACACCCACCCCCCTACCTTTACACGCCTATTTTCTTCCAAAATGGCTAAATTCCCACCTCTTATCTTCTTATAACTCTCTTACTATTATTTATATAAATATATAAAAATTTATAACAACATTCAAACGTAAGGTAGGGGGGTGGGGGTGTCATATGCTTTTGGTGAGCTGCGAGTCGTAACATTATACTCCATATGACGTAAGGATGTCGAACGGAGTCCTTTTGTGAATCGGATAAAACGCCCCTTTTGGCCTGAAAAAGTAGGGTACCGAAGAATCGCCCCAAAACAGCCACTCCGCGCCAAGGTATACCCCCCGCCAAATGGCCTAAAATAACCCCAAAATAGGGCTTTACTTAGTTCCCATTGTGTACGATACTTATATCACGAAACGAAAATGGGTGGGCAACCTGTAATTCACAAAGGGCACAGGAGAATCACAATGAAAACGAAAAAAGAATATCTCTTCCACTGGTCTAACGGCTGTTCCAGTTCCATTAAAGCCGACTGCCTTACAAACGCGCTGCTTGGCATTCTTGACTTCGCTGAAAGCTTTGCTGCCAAGTACCGCACCGACGGGCATTACATTGTACAAACCGAAATAGAAGTGCATGAGTGCCGCATGCTTAGTAACTTAATGGGTACCACGGTTACGGTCTGTACCTGTGGCAGTTGCGGTAGCTAATGGAATACGGCTGCTGGTTCTGTAATGGCGAGTTCAGCATACCTATTATAGAAGCTGGGATACAGACCTGTCCATTCTGTGGAGGACCAATCCATGAAAATCAAAATCCGTAAACCGTACTTAGCCGCTTTTTTACGCCCCGGCCAAAAGCCCCGCGCCTTTCTATCGGTGCTGTCCCGGCCCAAGCTGCTAGTCGTTGGCAAACGCGCCTACATTTATATAGGCTGTATTAAGATAACCCTTTAAGGAGAACCAAAATGATCATAGAAATTCAGTGCTTTACGTTACCCAAGACTCTGGAAGAAATGGCGCGTGATACC